CAGTCAGTACAGCGCGCTGTTGGCCGGCATCGTGGCTCTCGTGAACATCGTATTGCGCTTCAAGACCAAGAAGGCGCTGCCCGAACGCTAAAGACCGCATTTTAAGATCAAGAAAGTGAGACAATGAGCCTGATTCAAGCCGATCGCACGTTGGAACCGCTCGAATTCGAGCAATTCGAGAATGTTACCGGCTCGGTCCAACGACTCAACGCTCCGAACAAAGCTACCTATGCCTACATTCAGGCGCAGGGCGGCGATATTCGGTGGCGGGATGATGCCGGTGAAGTGACGGCCACTGTTGGCCACATTCTCGCAGCGGGCGACGACTTGTGGTTCACGGCCGATCTCAAGAAGTTCACGTTCATTCGTGAAAATGCGGAAACTGCAACAACCGATGTTTCAGTGAGTTACTATGTACCGCGCTAACCGATGCCGCACTCGATACTTCGATGTGCGTGAACCAAAAGAGCAGCCTGATCCGCTGTTCGCTAATTTGGTTCATGGAAGAATCGAGCGGCACGCCGTAGGCGACCTTGATATGTGGGCCGCCATCCGGTCGGGTTGGTTTCAGTGTCAAGTTTCCTGACGGCGGTACTTCTTATCTTTATCGAACAACGGCTCTCAATCCGGGTAACAATAATTTCCACATTCTTGGTTGGCTAAAGTGGCACGCGACGACTCAAAACACCGAAAATGGATTGTGTATGGTCCAGCGAAGTCTCATTACCCAGAAGGTTGGCAATCAACCTGGGACGACGATCACAAACGCTACATAGTACCGGCGGACTGACATGAGTGTAATGCGAGCCGAACGTCGAATGGTTCAAACGGGTTTCGAGACCGTAACAAACGGTTTTCTGAATCCTCCGACCAACACTGAATACGTCATCGTTACCGCTGACATTGGTGGCGACGTCCGTTGGCGTGATGATGGCACCGCTTCAACAGCCACGGTAGGCCACATTATCTATGCGGGTAAGTCTTTCCGTTATAAGGGCAAGATCAACCGCTTCTACGTCTTCGGCACCGCTGCCGTAACATATTATGCGCCAGACAAATGACCATCATTGCAGAAGCCAAGTACCAAGTTCTCGGTTTCGAGCAGCTCGAATTGTCAACCACGCCCAAGAGCCTGGCTGTACCGAACGGCGCTGCTTATGCCAAGATTCGTGCTAACCTGTTCGACAGTCGTTGGCGCGACGATGGCACCGATCCTACCAATACAGTTGGACATATTCTTTACGAAGGTAAGACTATCACTTACATCGGCGACCTTCGCAAGATGCGATTTGTAAGCATTCCAGGGACATCGTATGTAAGCATCACTTACTACATCATTATCGGGTAACGCGATGGCACTCCGCGGTACGCAACAAATCGTTGAGGCCGTCGCACTTGGTAGTGAGGGCAAACTCAGGGGAACTCGACAGCAAGTCGAGATTCTGACAGCCGAAGGCGCTGTTGAGGGTGAACTCAGAGCGACACAGCAAGTTGTCGAGTCGGCAGCAGGCGGAACAGGCCACCTAAGAGCTTCAAGGCAGCAAGTCGAAGTCATCGCAAAAGACCCGCTTGCGGGTGAGCTTCGAATCACGAGACAAGCAGCGGAGTACCTTTTTGATGCGGCCGGTGGTGATCTTAGAATCACTCGTCAAGTTGTTCAAGTTCTTGCTGGCATTGCAGAAGAGGGCCAACTAAGACTGAGCAGACAAGGCGTTGAGGTCATCTCCGCGACAACCAATGGCGTCCTTCGAATTTCAAGACAAAGCCTTGAGATTTTAGCAGAAGCAATAGGAGGTAATCTCAGAGTTTCACGTCAGGCTGTTGAGTACATCCATGAGCCCGTTGCAGGTGAAATAAGAATCACGAGGCAAGGTGTTCAATATCTTTTCAAAGTCACAGGCGGTGAGCTTCGAGTCACAAGACAAGCAATCGAATATCTTCACAAACATCCATCTCTTGGCACTGCACGTATTTCGAGACAAAGCGTTCAAGTTTTATTTGGTCCTTCAGTTGAAGGCGCTGCTAGAGTTTCAAGACAGGCGGGTGAAGTCCTTTCGGTAGCATTAGAAGGTGACATGCGGGTCACGAGACAAGCTGTCGAAGTCCTAAGTGATGCCGCACCACCTACACCAGTCGTGCACGTTGGCCAGTTTCGTCGCCAAAAGCGGCGAAGGATGAAAATGCTCCCTCGAAGAGGAAGGTAACATGCGATCTATTTTTCTCGCGATGCTGCTACTTGTGGCCTTTCCGGCGTATGCAGCAGACGCACCGACCCCAGCCGTTGCTGATATCGTGTTGGAAGCCCCTGAAACGGGCTCAATTGGTGAACTGATCAGGCTAGACGCGACCAAAAGCAAGTCTGAGGAGTTAGTTTGGGACATCGATCCTGAGACATCAGACTTTGAGGCCGTCGGCAAGCGTGCTTTTCTGTCTTCTCGAACGCCTGGACGCTACCTTGTTCTGATCGCGGGCGTTGCGAATGGCAAACCGGTACTCAAGAAGCACGAGGTTGTCATCGAAGGTGCTACGCCGACCGGTCTTGATTCTAAAATCAAATCCTGGCTTGGTCAGGTCCGGTCAGAAAATGGTAAACAGGAGGCCCTCCAGTTAGCAAGCACCTTTCGAGCCCTTGCAAATGCCGAAATTGCACCAGACAAGATGCTCGAAGCCACCGCAAGGGCGACCAATCAGACGCTTGGTGACTCGCTTGAGGCGTGGAAACCGTTTTTAGACAGCCTTGGTGCATATTTAGATGCTGCTGAGATCACGGATTACCCAGCCACGTATCGAGCAATCGCCGATGCCATCGAGAAGGCAATAAAATGAACCGTCGAGGCTTCTTAGGGCTGCTATCGGCCTTAGCTTTTGCTACCCCGGCAAGGGCTGAGGAAGAGAATAAGTTCTTTGGGGCACTCAAACCGGCTTTCAAGTCGAGGCGCATCCCTTTTAGACGAGCATTTGGACATTTCAAAGGAATTAGCAAAGGTCAAAAGGCATTTCTCTGGAAATATCTCGAAATTATCCTTGGAGCACCACTCAAACCTCACAAACAAGGTGGAGAGGGCGATTGCGTTGGACATGCAGCTGGTTTGGGCGTCGATATCCTGGCCGCTTGTGACTTGTTCATGCGTTTTGAGCCCGAAACATGGAAGGCTAAATCCAGCGTCGAGATGATCTACACTGGAAGCCGAAATGAAATCGGCGGAGGCGACCTTGAGGGACGAGCAGGCAGCCACGGCGAGTGGGCCGTCAAGTTTTTGAGTCAATACGGCACTCTGCACCGTCAAATCTACGCTTCTGGTGACAATTATCTCGATTTACGTGGTTACGATGTCGTTCGCTCATACAAGATGCGGGATTTGGGCGTACCTGACTGGCTGGAGCCGAAAGCTAAGCAACATCCGGTCAAGACTTACTCCAAAATCCTGACCGTACGAGACGCTTTCGATTCAGTCTTTGTTGGGCAGCCAGTGATTTTATGCTCAACATACGCTTTCCATGATACTCGGGATAAGGACGGATTTTGCAAGCCTTATCTGAGCACATGGAACGGAAATCGTTGGCGTGGTCGCTGGTTCCGTAAACAGTGGTGGCACGCTCTGTTGCTGGCAGGGTTCAAAGACGACAGCCGCCCAGGCGGATTGATTTTGAACTCACATGGAGCGTGGAACGACGGCCCAACAACTTACGGTCAACCGCCAGGATCGTTTTGGGTCGATGCCGAATACCTTGAATTGATGTTGAAGGATTGGGAAGACTGCTATGCGATGTCGGCATATGTAGGCCATCCTCAACGCATGCTCTCGCACAAACTCTATTGAAGGAGCTATGATGTGGCTAAGATTTTGGCTTGCATTGCGATCTGCTTGGCTTGCCTTCAAGGAGGGCAATATCTCCAAGTTGAAGAGCAAAATACGCTTTTGCGTGAACTTTCTGGACAGAAAGTTGTGCCGCCGGAAGGACTCGAAGAATACGCAGAACTCTGGGAAAAGAACACCATCGTCGGATTCGCCGCGGACTGGTGTATTTGGTGCCCGGCGCAGAAGGTTAATTGGTCGGCGCTCAAGAGGAAGGGATACCGACTGAAAGTCTATGATGTAGACAAACACCCAGATCTGTACGCCTACTTCCGCGACAACGGAGTCACAGAAGGAATACCCTACACTGCGACATTCGTTGAGGGTGAAATCAAACACCGATTCAAAGGTGTGATCAACTGGCGTCGGATCGCAAAGAAAGCGGAGGATTGTAAGAAAGAATGAAACGACGCACATTCATCACGACCATCATGGCTTGCGGCCTTGCGGCTACACCGGCTGCGGCCGCTGTTTACCGTGGACCTTTCTATAGATTGCGATTTCGAAAAGCTCTCAAGCGAGTCATTCGCGAGAAGCGAGCCGAAGCTCGGAGAAAGCGGAAAGAGGGCGAGATCACGGCTGCCCAGTACGACACGCTTGTCGCTGGTTTCGACAAGAAGGTTGCGTACAACGGTCGAGTTGCGACGGTCGCCGATCACGTCATGGACGAGTTGGACGTAGAGCTTTCCTGGTGGGAGAGCATCTACAACTGGATCATCGAAAACTGGGACGAGATTCTTGCCTTGTTATTGAAACTCGTTCCTCTACTCCTCCTATTGCTTTGAGGGTATCATGGCACGAAAGCGAAAGTTTGAGTTCGAAGCATTTGAGGGCCTTTGTGATGTCTATGTCGAGGGCAATAAGGTCTTCGATTGCCACAATGCTCGGCACGGACAAATTTACCTTCACCTTGGCCAAGACTATCCTGCCGAGCAGGTGACGATTGAGCCGCACGATCCGCGAGTCCCCATCCAGACGGACATTGTTGATGGTGAACCAGTACCGAAGGAGGAAGAGAAACCGAAGCGTCCGCCGACGCTTTCGGAATTACGACAGGGGTAAGGAGGCGTTATCATGCACGCTCTGGAGCAGGTATTTGCAGAAGTCTTCGCATCGGGTCTAAAACGAAAAAGTGTGAAAACGTGCTCGCGATGGGCACAATCATACCGCGTACGTAAGGGACAACCATTCGGATTCGACCTGCATCCCTGGTCCAGAGCGATGCATGATTCGTCCGCGCCATTCAATGTCGGCATGAAGGCCGCACAGATGGCGTATACTGAGACTATGCTCAATCGTTCATTCTTCAAGATGGACATTGAGCAAGCCTCGGTACTTTATGTTTTTCCGAATCAAACACCAGACGCCTCAAACTTCAGTGCTGATCGATTTGATGCCGCATTAGACGAAAGTGAACATCTGCGTCGGATGTTCTCAGACGTTAAGAACGTCGGACACAAACGAGCAGGAGCAGCAAGTCTTTGGATCAGAGGATCGAGAAGCCGTAGCGGTTTGAAAGGTATCGATCCTGGCTTCGTCGTACTTGACGAAGTTGATGAAATGGATCAGGAGAAGATCCAGCTTGCTTTTAGACGTACAGATGGTCAGTTAGTCTCACAGATTTGGTGCATTTCGACACCAATTATCCCGGAGACGGGTGTTCACCAGATGTACCTGCAAACGACGCAGGAATCATGGTACTTCACTTGTCCGGTTTGTTGGAAAGATATTACACTGACTTATCCCGAATGCTTCGTGCTCATCGGGGAGAGTTTGCTTGATCCTAGAATCAAAGAGTCGCATATATGCTGCCCTCTTTGCAAGAAAAAGATCGAGCATGAGGATAAAATCAAAAGCCAGGTTGAGACAGGTCACTGGATTCCAAAGTTCGAAGGGCTGGAGAGGCGTGGATTCTATATCAATCAGCTTTCAAGCTGTGTGAAGACACCCGACAAGTTTGCAGCCACGGTGATTGAGGCTGAGACAAATCCGTCGGCTGAGCAGGAACTTTGGAATTCACTGGTCGGAATGCCGCATGTGGTGGCAGGAGCCCAGATTGAGGATCATCATTTTGACGATTGCTATGTCAAACGTCGGATGGATGATAAGCCACCCAACTACAAAATCACAACGATGGGTTGCGACGTCGGAAAATGGCTACATTATGAGGTAACTGGCTGGCGTATTCCCAAGATGGGACCAGACCTCAATATGTTGGCTGAAGGCGAAATCATCAAGGTCGGAAAGGTTCAAAGATTTGAAGAACTTGCAATAATCATGCGAGAATATCAAGTCTTCTTTGCGGTCTTAGACAAGCAACCAGAAGAACGAGCCGTTTACGAATTTTGTTGTCGATTCTGGGGCCGAGTAAAACGTTGCCATTACGCTCGGGGAATCGGCAGTAAGAAGATGGTTGTAGCCGGTGCGGATGATGAACATCTCATCAGTGTTAATCGGACATTTTGGCTTGATACGAGCCTCGGTCGCGTCCGTTCAAAGCGATTGAAATTGCCGATTGATCTGCCAGGAGAGTATCGAACACACCTGAAAAATCTCGTGAAGAAATATGAAGAAGATGCGAGTGGCGATGACGTGTCGAAGTATATAAAGCGTGGTCCAGACCACTACGCACATGCGAGAAACTATAGCGAGATGGCTCTACCACTGGCCGCGACTGTTGCAACAAACCAGAATATTCGGAGTTTCCTGTAATGGCCGACAAGAAAAAGTTCAGCATCCAGAATTCCGTTCACCCAGAGTATTTGGAACGCTCTGCGGAATGGGATAAATTCCGGTACGTGATGAAGGGCGGCGAAGACTTCATCGAGCAGTATGTGGAGCAATTCTGCGATGCCGAAGGGACTCCTGATTTTAACCGCAGAAAACGGATCACGCCCATCGGCGGTTTTGCCAAAGCGGCGGTCATGGATGTGAAAAACTCGATTTTTCAACGTATGGGTGCGATCAAACGCACGGGTGGGACAGAAAGCTGGCACAGAGCAACGAACCAAGGCAAGCTCGGCGGTGTCGATCTTGAAGGATCGACAATGAACCACTTCATCGGCACCAAGGTCTTGCCCGAGCTTCTAGCGATGGGTAAGGTTGGCGTTTACGTCGATAATCATCGTATCAACGAGAAACGTACACTACGAGACAAGCAGGAGCAACATCCGTATCTGTATACGTTTGTTGCGGAAGACATCCGAAACTGGGAGTATTTCCTCAGAGGGTCTGAACTTCGGCTCGCGCAAGTTTTGCTCCGGGTAAGAAGCGAAATCAAAGAGACATACTACGGTATGTACGCCGATTACGCTGAACAGTACCGGCACTACTACATTGACAGCGAAGGCATTGTTTGGTGCCAGACGTACAACGCCGAAGGGTCGCAAACGGACATTTATGGCGATCCGAGCAATCCTGAGCCGGTTGAGCTTGAACTCAATGAGATCCCATTCGTTATTCTTGAGCTACAGTCGTCACTCCTACAGGACATTGCGAATCATCAAATTGCCATAACGAACATGGAATCGGCCGACGTGGCATATGCGCTGCGATCGAACGTTCCGTTCTACACGGAGCAATTTGACCAGAAGTTTGAAGCTGCTCAGAATATGAGCAACGAAGATTATTACAATGTCCACGAGTATGACGAGGACAATTCGGACCAGGAGCAACGACCCGACAATCCGAAGACCATCAAGGTTGGTTCGACGGATGGTCGGCGTTACCCGATTGGTGTTGATCGTCCTGGCTTCATCCACCCGTCATCTGAACCACTTCAGATTTCGATGGAGAAGCAGAAAGCCCTCAAGGATGATATCCGTACACTCGTTAACTTGGCTGTTGCGAACACGCGATCACGATTCGCGTCAGCCGAATCAAAACAAATGGATGAACGTGGTTTGGAATCGGGCCTCTCGGCCATTGGTTTGGTGCTTGAGCATGGCGAAAGACGTGTTGGTGAGTTATGGTCTGATTATGAGGATTCGAGGAAACCATTGACTGTGCGGTATCCTGAGCGCTATTCTCTTCGTTCAGACGAGGATAGGCGGAAAGATGCTGAACAACTTTCTAATAGCTCTTCCGATGTTGCTTCTCCTACATTCAGGAAGGCCATTCAAAAAGAAATCGCCAGCATCCTGCTTGGAGGAAAGGTCTCTGACGAGGAGTTTGACAAAATTATTGCCGAAATCAACGATTCACGATATCCTACCGCCGATCCGGAGCAAATCCGATCGGACGCGGAAATCGGACTCGTCTCAAGAGAAACGGCGTCCCTAGCTCGTAATTGGCCCAAAGGTGAAGCCGAGAAGGCCAAGAAGGAGAAAGAGGATGCTGAACTCATGAGAATGAAAGCACAGAGTAAGGGTTTCGGTGAGACCGATAATCCTGGTGCTCGCGGTTTGGAGGTTGACCCAGAGGGGGCAAAACTAGAAAAGCAACAATCACAAGACCCTGAGAATGATCCCGACGGCAAGCGGCGGGTGAGGGGTCGTGACAAGAGGAGACGAAAGAATGGCGGCTAACTACCCGACGAGTGTTTGGGACGGTACTTCTGACAGCCGACCCAATGCTGATGTGTACCGTGCTCCCGACGCGGCCGACTATGCTCAGCTGCGTGCGGAAGTGGAGGCGATTCAAACGCAATTGGTTCCCTTGGGGATTCCCGCGAATGGCGTGCTTCCGACGTCCAACCCGGGCGCTGGCAAGCTCTGGAACAACACCAACGTCGTCAATGTGGGTACCTAGGTTTGAAACATGTCTATCAATACGATTTGGGATGGGTCGAGTGAAACACGCCCCGATCCCAGTGTATTACGAGAACCAGACGCATATGACTACCGCCGAATTGTTCGTGAACTGCAAGAGACACAAGAAACCGTAATCGAAGCGATAGAGCTTGCATACGCAATTGCGGCGGTAGACATTGCTTCTGGCAATCTCATTACAGTGAATGGGAGCGGTGAGGTTGTTCTCGCTGATTTTAGAATCAGCGGCGTGGTATCAGGGATGGCCATACAGGACGTAAAGATTGGCGATGGAGTGCCTTTCATACGGACTGGCCGCGTACATCGCGAGGATTGGACGTCAATCATTGGTAATCCGAAACTTGAAGCAGGATCGGAATACTTTTTGGATTACGATGGTTTCATGACAACAATGCCGCCAACCACTGGCTACGTTGTCAAGGTAGGACAGGCTATAACGCCTGAATTGTTCAGTTTGTTGATTTTCAACTCAGTGAGGTTATAATGGCAACAAAGAAACCACTAGTCCTGACGAATGGCCAGATCGAGCAGTTGCAAGATGGCGACCAGATCGATCTTCGTAATACCGTTCCAAGGACTAACGACGATGGTGCTAACCCGATTCCGATTTGTACTCCTGTCTATGCGGTCTCTGCAACCAATGTTGACAAAGCCCAAGCGGACGCGCAGGGTACGATTCGTGTCAAGGGGCTTGCTGCGGAAACCATTGCGGCCGCAGGATCGGGTGAGATTATGGTTGATGGTATCCTTGAAGCGACGACGGGCGAATGGGATACGGTCACAGGTGAAACCGGCGGACTTACGCCAGGAGCAAACTATTTCCTCGATGCAGCCTCCGCTGGAGAATTGACTCAGACCGCGCCGAGCGGTGCCGGCGAATTCGTCGTGCGCGTGGGTCACGCTCTCTCCACGACTGAGTTTGAAATCGAGATGCAACAGCCGATCAAGCTGTGAGTGGTCTTGAACCGCTTGCGATTGTTGCCGGCCAAATCGAAAATGTTGGAAAACGACGCACTCAAATTAGTAAAATCAACATTGGACCACGAGAAACAATCAACGTTTCAGGTGCTGTTGCTGTACCAGACGTCACAAACACTTCTTCATGGGTTCGCATTCGCGGTACTGACGCCACGCGTACGACAATTCAGACGATTCTTGGTGGTGAAGACGGTGATCTTTTGTTCGTGAATGGACGGAACATTCGCATGATGGGCGGTGGAAATCTCCGCTTACAAGGTGCGTTTAACATGGATGGTTCGATGATGATTGTTTTCATCTACCACGGGTCGAACAATTACTGGTTTGAGTATAGCCGCAAACCAGATAGCTAACGAGGTAAGTCATGGCTTACTACGGAACTCTAGTCGCCGCTGATCTTTACTTCAATGAGCGTCTGCACATCTTTGCATGGGAAGACGCGACTGAAGATCAACGTGAACGTGCTTTGGCTGAGGCTTCTCGTCGAATTGATCGGCTGAAGTTCCGTGGTGAAAAGGCCGATTCGACTCAGGAATTGGAATGGCCACGTGCCAATGCGATCGGTTTCGAAGATGACGAAATTCCCGAAGCTGTGAAGATTGCGACCTACGAATCTGCATACGCATTGCTGGACGGTGTAGATCCAGACCAAGAGTACGAGAACCTGGCTGCAGTGGCCGAAGGTTACAGTAGTGCGCGGACAACCTACTCTCGCACCACTGTCCCCGAGCATTTTGTTGCCGGAATTCCGAGCGCACTTGCTTGGCGGTATTTGAAACCGCTTCTTGGCAACACGAGGGGAATCCGATTAAGTAGGGTATCTTAAGGATACAGCTATGCACTTTGATCTTATGCTCAATCGGGCACGTTTTGTTGGTTTCGATGGTGACGGTGGTGACGGCGGAGCCGGTGGTGGTGACGGCGGAGCCGGCGGTAGCGGTGGTGGCGATGGCGGTGGAGGCGACGGTGGTGCCGGTGGTGGCAGTGGCAAGACATACACGCAAGAAGAATTTGATTCTCATATGGCCGGTCTTCGCCGGAAGTATGAGGAGCAAGGCAGGCAAACTCAGCGTGAACTGGCTACCCAACTGGCCGAGGCGAGAAAGAATTCGTCGCTCTCCGAGGAAGAACGGACAACTCTGACCAAGCGAATCGAGGAATTAGAGAATCAATACCTCACGGACAAGGAAAAGTCCGATCGAGCAGCGAAAGCAAAGCAGGAGGAATACGACAGTACGGTACAGAACCTCACAACCGAGCGAGATCGCTGGCGTCGTGACTTTGAGCACGAGACCGTGAGGAACCTGATTGTCGCTTCTGCTGCGAAGAACAAAGCATGTGATGCGAGTCAAATTGCAGCGATCGTTGGACCGATGATTGAGTTCAAAGATGTTGTGGATGATGCTGGACAAAACACTGGCCAAGTCGCTCCCATAGTCAAGTTCCCCGACGTTGACACGGAGAGCGAGAAGCCCATTACCATGGAATACTCCGTCGAAGAGGCGGTGAAGCGGATGACCGAACTTCCGCAATACTTCAACCTGTTTGAAGACACCATGAAGTCTGGGCTCGGTGGTCAGGGTAGTTCAGGAACTCCGAAGGGCAAAATCGACGTGCGAAAGCTCGCTTCGGAAAATCCAGCCGAATATCGGCGGCTGCGTAGAGAGAAACCGGAGCTTCTCTACGGCAGTATGGAGCGATAGTCCGGGATCGTTTGATTTCAAAATCAAGTTTGTCCCGTGAAAACAGTGAGGACTGCAATGTACGTTCTTGGAAAAGCACGCTTTGTCGGTTACGACAACAGCCTTGATGCTTGGGTGCCTGAGGTTTGGGCACAGGAAACGTTGGCCATTCTCGAAGAGAACATGGTCATCGGCAATCTCGTTCACCGTGATTTCTCTGATGAAGTCAGCGAATTCGGTGATGTTGTTAACACGCGACGTCCGAATGAGTACGTTGCGAAGCGTAAGGGTGCGAATGACGACGTAACGGTTCAGGCGTCTTCGGCGACAAACGTCGCGGTCGAGCTGAATCAGCACGTCCACACGTCGTTCACGATCAAGGATAGCGAGCAGAGCCTCAGCTTCCAGGATCTGATCCGTGTGCACCTGAACCCCGCCGCGTTGTCGATCGCTCGAAAGATCGACCGCATTCTCATGAACCAGGTCTACCAGTACCTGGGGAACGCCGTTGGCGACCTGGAAGGTCTGAATGTTACGAATGTCAAGCGCACGATGCTTGAACTCGGCCAGAAGATGGACGAGAACAAGGCATGGGTGGACGGCCGTAACTTGATCGTCGCTCCCGCGACGAAGACCGACATCTTGGAGCTGGATCTGTTCAACGCTGCCGACAAGATTGGCGACGACGGGACGGCTCTGCGCCGGGCCAGCCTCGGTGAATTGCTCGGCTTCAACGTTGTGATGGCTCAGAACACGCCCAGCTTGCTGGCGGCCTCCTTGGAGACGCTTCAGGCTGACGAGCTGTCCGCGGACGCGGCCGCTGGTGCTACCGTGATTTCGGTGGACAGTGGTGCTGGCTTCGCGGTCGGTGAGTACATCACGCTTGAAGGCGATCTCATGCCTTACCGGATCACTGGTATCGCTACCAATGATCTTACCCTCAACCGTCCGCTGCGTGTTGCCGTTCCGGCTTCGGCTTCCGACATCCAACAGACCTCGACGGGTACTGTGGACTTGGCTGGCCACGCTGGTGTGTCGGCTTACCCGGCTGGCTACGACAAGGAAATCCAGGTCGATGGCACTGGCGTTCCTTACGAAGGTCAGTTGGTGAGCTTCAACACCGCCGGTACGCCCAACGTCGCGCTGTCGGGTGAGTACGGTATCGTCGATGTGACGAGCCTCGGTGGTGGTAAGTACCACATCGAATTGGATCGTCCGCTCGAAACGGCGATTGCCGATGGTGACGTTGTGGGTTACGGTCACGCCGGCTCTTACAACTTCGCCATGCACCGTAACGCTCTGGCGATGGTAATGCGACCGCTCGCTCCTCCGCGTCGGGGTGCTGGTGCCATCAGTGGTACGGCCACCTTCAACGGTTTGGCCATGCGTACCACGATCAGCTACGAAGGTCGTGGCCAGGGTCACCTGGTGACGATGGACGTGCTGTTCGGCTCCAAGGTGCTCGACACGAACTTGGGTGCTTGTATGCTTGGCTGATCTTGTCTGAGGCCGCTCCCGCCCGTTTAGGCGGGCGGGAGTTGGCTTTTTTCTCGAAGGAGCCTAGCATGAGTAACACCGAAGCTGACATTGCTGTTATCAAGAACGAAGTCAAAAACATGCACGAGAAGCTGGATGCAGCGCTCGAAGCTGTTTACGGTTCTGATAGCAAGCCTGGTCTCGTGATTGACGTCGATCGTTTGAAGCAGAGTGATGCTCGGCGGACGTGGTTGATTCGTACCTTGGTTGCTGCGATGGCTGCTCTCGGTCTGCAAGGCTTAGCCGCACGATTCGGATGGTTCTGAAATGTCACAGCCTCAGAGAAATACACGTTTCATTCGTCGTGTCCTGTATAGCTTGAAAAGGCGATACGGGGGTAAGGTGACATTCCATCAAAGCAACGAAGGTAACAACTACCGAACCGGAAAGAAATCTGTTTCCAAAGATGTTTGGCAATTTAACCATGTAATCGTTCTCCCTTCTGTTCAAAGCACCAAATTCATTTATGATTTGTCTTTTATCGCAAACAACAAAGAATTCACAATGGGAGGCTTCTTTGACACATCAAAACGTAAATTGATTTTAGACGCAAGAGATGCAGATCGTCAAGACTACGAACCGAAACAGCGTCACTACTTTACGTTGGATGGTAAGCGTTGGGAAGTGACCGAAGTGCATAAATTTGAATTTAACACCGGCTGGTTGATAGTCGGGACTGAAGTTACTGGAGCACCTATTCGAGAAGTTCACATGGAAAAAGCACGTAACCGTGCGATCTTCTCAGATGGTGCGAGTGTGGAGGTATTGTAATGACCGTCCAAGGTAATCCAGACTGGGACCGGTGGATCTTTGCTACGATGTCGGGGGACTTCGCGCAGCAGTTCGACACCGATCACCAAGTCTTTGTTGAGGGCACGCACAGAGGGCTGCCCGATGATACGGAATTAGTCGAGTTCCGTTTAGACGGTCCAGACCAGAAGCAGCCTAGTAAAGGCTACTTCATTCTTGAGTGTGAAATCAATATTCTCTGCCGCTCATACATGGACGATGATGACTTCCATAAAATGCGTAAGTTGGTCGGCGAAGTCAAATCCTGGCTTGGCCAAGACCACTGCATCTACCGCTACGGGGACGGGCCGAATGACGACGATTCACTCCTCGGCACTTTGCAGTTGAAGAATCGGGGGCCTAGAAACACGGTGCGTGTGAACCATTTTGGTCAGATCGACCAAAAGTACCGTGTCGAAGAGGCAACCGTTGCAGCGTCTTTTGAGATTCATCTCAACGAAGGAGACTAACGTGGAATTTCTTCGATCTGAACCTCGTTTGGTCGCCTACGCTCCGATTGACCTGAAAGACGCCATCGTCCGTCTGAAAGATGGATTTGGAAACAGTACCTATAGCCCGACGGTGGATTCCGGTGGCGCGTCTCAGGGCGCATCGTCGGTCCCGCTTACCGAGGCAACGATGGGATTGACTGTTCCCGTTGGCGCTCACGTCATGTTCGCAGGCGACACCCAGAAGTACGATGTCACTGGTCGGTCGATCAATGCCACGGGTGAGGATGAAGTCCAATCCCTGGCGTCCATCGCTTCGACCAGTGGTACGTGGACGCTTAACATCACACTGCCTGGCAACAGTGCGGTAGCGGCTACGCCGATTGATTTCGACGCTACGGCGGCCGAAATCGAAACGGCAATCGATTCCGCTTGTGCTGGCCTGTCGGTGAATGGTGTTGCGTTTACGGCCGGTGACATCAGTTGTGCTGGTGGCCCGATCAATACGGCAGCGGTTACGCTGACGTTTGACGGTGCCAGCGTTGACAAGTTGCCGATTGATGCGTGTACGACTGCTGACGTCAGTCTCAGTGACTCGACGCCGCCTGTTGTGTCCGAGACCAATGGTGGTGTTGAAGCTGGGGCGACGGATAGCATTACGATTTCGCCGACTCTGCAGATTGCGTTGTCCGGTAGTGAGGTTGTCACCTTCATGCCGATTGAGCTTGAAATCAAGGTCGGTGAAGGTAATCTGACTTACGACGAAAATCGTGAGTTGGAAATCATCCGCGATCGTGGCCAATTGGACACGTACCGTGAGGGTGATGAGCAGCCGATGGATGTGTCCTTCGATTTCACGTGGGAATTCCTGTACGCGATCTCCGGTGCTACCACGCCGACGATCGAACAGGCGTTGAAGAAGGTCGGCCCCGCCTCGACGTGGACGTCTTCGAATACGGATGATCCTTGTGCCGCGTACGTCGTGGACATCGAGATCATCAACGCCCCGGATTGTGGCAACATTTTGCCGGAAGTGATTCGACTGCCGAAGTTCTTCTACACGCAGTTGAGCCACGACGGCGATGCGGCCCAAGTGTCCGTCACCGGACAGTGCAATGCGAAGGAAGCCGTGATTACGCGAACTGCGTCGTACTGAGTTTGATCTCAGAGCAGCCCGCATCGGGCGGGCTGCTCTGGGTTTTTATCCTTAGTCAGGAGCTATAAGATGAAGCTGAAAGGCAAGAAACCAGGCACAAACATTGAAATGATCATCCTTCCTCGTGGCGGCGAGGATCTCGTTTTCCATGCGAAGGCGATCGACAGTTTTGATGAATTCGAAAAACTTTGCCCGCCGCCTGAACCGCCGAAGAAAATCCTGCCCGGCGGTGAGAAGATCGAGAACCCACAAGACCCCGAATTCCTGAAGTCAATGGACAACTATGGTGCCAAGCGTCTTGGCTATATGGTCGTCAAGGGTTTGGCCGAAGGTACGCCGGATCTTGAGTGGGAAAAGGTCAAGCTCGACAACAACACCACATGGCACTTGTTCCGTGAGGAACTCCGTGAGTCAGGTCTCAGTGACGTTGAAGTCAATCGCCTGGTCGCCGGTGTCATGAAGGCGAATAGCCTCAGCGAAATCGCGATCGAGGAGGCAAGGAGACGTTTTTTAGCTTCTCAGCAGGCTCAAGACGAAAGCTGATCATTCCTGACGGGCGTACGATGCACTACGCCGTCTTTCGGGCCTGCGAGAGATTCGGTTTGAAACCTTGGGAAGATTGGGAGGGTCTCCCAAAATCGGTCAAGGAAGACCTCATCGGTTATAATCAAATTCGAGAACATGAAGAACTCGATGTTTTCAACAAGTTCCTCAACAACCTTGTTAAGATAATGAGCAAGCGATGAGGTTTCGAGGCACATATCGAGGCATTGATTTTGATCTCAATAAGTACACTTCTGTACTCGATGAGAGAATGCGCGAACACCTTGAAGAGGGGGCGAGGCTTTGGATAGAAGCAACAACGGGTCGTGTTCCGCTCTGGTCGGGCATGGCCCGTGCTTCTCTCCTTAAGATTTCGCAATTGGTTAGCGGGCGAATCGCTTTAGCTCCATTGAAGGGTAAGAGTCGTATTCCGCAGGGAACTAGACTTGGCGAAGCGGAGTTGACAGCAAAGTTTCCTGATTATAAAATCGAAATAGCGACGAGAGTCGAACACTACGTCATTCAGGAAGATAGAAACGTAGGAAAAAGTAAATCAGCACCTTGGCGATCGTTCAGTGCTGGTGCGGATGCTTTTATCGCGTACGCCGGTTCTATAGGTCTGCCTCCAGTCGTGTTCCGACGAAAGCTGATTAAAAAGGTTTGACATGGCTGACGAAATCAGAACAGAACTAGGCTTTGAAGCCCAAGCAGCAATCGCAACGCTGACCCGTATGAAAGCGGAGTTAGATGCGTATAATGCTGCTATGGCTGCGGCGGCAACGTCTACTGGGAGATACAACAGATCAGGTGCGCAGTTTGACAAGACCGCGGCCAGCGCTGCCAGTTCAATTCGAACTCTGTCGGCTGAGGCACAAAACTTCAATAAGACTGCCGGTGCTGGTGTAGGACAGACAACTGTCCTGTATGACCAGTATGGGAATGTTCTTTCAACTGTTGGCAAAAAGCAGAAAGAAGCTGCTAGCAGCGCTGACGATCTTGGCAACCGTCTTGAGGATGCGGGCAGGAAGGGTCGAGAATCCGGCAAAGCGGTTCTCTTGACTTGGCAGTCTGTCGCCAGAATTTTCGCCATTCAAACAATTCACCGATTCATCACGCTGGTTACGGACGCCTTTGCGGACGGTCTCAATGATGCCCGTGCTTATCAGGTGTCATTGGCTGAAGTCCAGACCATTGGTAAGGATCTTAACCTTAGCCTGACCGAGTTGGACGATAGAGTTCGGAGTCTTTCGGAGCAATTTGCACAACCGCTCGAAGTGGTGTCCGAAGGTCTCTATCAAACTTTATCGAACCAAGTGGCTGATGGTGCGCAGGCGTTTGAGTTCCTTGCAACGGCCAATAAGTTCGCGGTAGCAGCTGTAACTGATACGGGTTCCGCCGTGAACCTGCTGTCTTCGGCCATCAATGCTTATGGCTTCTCTGCGGCTGAGGCAGACACCGTTGCTGGTAAATTGTTCAAGACCATCGAATTGGGTCGTATTCGTGGTGAAGAGTTCGCTAATACGTATGGACGTGTTCTTGTTCTCTCGTCACAGCTGGGTGTTTCGTTCGATGAAGTGAACGCTGCTGTTGCAACCTTGACCGTTCAAGGTTTGAAATACAATGAAGCGTTCACGCTTATCAACAATATCAATTTGAAATTGATCCGACCCACCGAGGCGCTACAGGAAACCTTCAATGAAATGGGTGTGGCTAGCGCTGAAGCTGGTATCCAAGCATTCGGTTTCTCTGGTTTTCTGGAGCAATTGACGGATCGTGCCGGAGATTCTGCTTCTGAAATCGGTGAATTATTCAACCGAGTTCGAGCAGTTCGCGGTGTTCTTGGTTTGGCTGGTAATGCTACCGAGAAGATGGTTAGTAACTTGAAAGAGTTGCAAGCAGCTGGTGAAGTTGACTTACAAGAAGCGTTCGATACCATTTTCGAGACAGACGCCAAACGTTTCGAGCAGGAAATTACAAGGATTCGAAACGTCTTTGTTTCTTCGTTTGGTCAAGGGGCTATCCGTACGCTCAATGCATTCTTTAACGCTTTCGGTGGTGGTCCTGAGACGATCCAAGCTCTCACGAGTGCTATCGTGGTTGCTGGGGCCGCGTACCTCAACTTCTCAATCGGCATCATCACTAGAAATACGCTTGTGTCCTTGTCTTTCAAGGGCTTGTTAGCGTCCGTTGTTAAGGCGCGCATTGCTCTTATGTCATTCCTGGCGACACCGTTGGGTGCGGCTTTGGCTATCGGTGCGGCTGTCGCTGCGATCGTGGTATCAATCAACAACATTCGTAACGCTGCGAAGCGAGCGGCTGAGGAGGTTAAGAAGGAACAAGAGGAACTCTCTAAGATCGCTTTGACTGAGGAACGGCTCCGCCAGAAGGCAGCTGAAGGTTCTCAGCAAGAGATTCTTTCCAGTACGCAGAGATTCTTGCAGGAACGACAGAAACTGTGGCTGCAAGATGCTCGTTTCGCTGAAGAACTGCAAGACGCAGTTTTCGGTAGCATTGCGGATCAGGTTGATGATCGTCTTGGTGCCTACGAATCTTTCGTTCAAGGCATTCGTGACGTGTCGGCCGACGCTGCGGATAATATCAGAGATTTGCAGCAGCAATTGCTCGGAGCACAATTTGCTATTGAGAAATTCAATTTTGATCGTAGCCTCAGAGGTTTGAACGACCAACAGAAAATCTTCAAGCAGATTGAACGATCACAGAGTCTGCTTGGACAGTCCGCTGCGGCGTTGCAACGTGGTGACGCCAAGCGTGCGGAAGAGTTGCGCAAGCAGGCTGAATCCGTTGCGAAAGAAGCTCTTAGCACCGCAGATACGTCTAAGAATCGCGCCTCCATTTTCCGAGCCACACAACAAGTACAACGCGCACTTGCACAACAACAACGAATTATCGAAGAACAGATCGAGAAGGAACAAGAACAAGTCCAAATTGCGGATAAAATCAGAGCACAAGAGGAAGCGCGAAGAACACGAATTGAAGTATTGCAGCAGAAAATCAAAGAACTTACCGACATTGTTGAGAAGGGTGAGGTCAAACCAGATATTGACCTCGACACGATTCGAGATCAGGTCGGCAAACTAACAAAGCAGCTCGATGCAGAACTTGAGGCTGCTGGCAAGAATGCTCGAATTCTTGAAGCATACGACCCGGATGTCGGTGCGCTTCGACAGAAATTCCGGGAGGCTTTCCGTGATCCGATTACAGGGATTGAGATTGATCTCACTGACGTTGTTGACATTAACCTTCAACGAATTCTGAACAAACTCAATGCACAAGCTGATGCAATTCCCGATAGTCAGAAACTTGCTTTTGAGAAATTGACTGGTGTCGAGATCGGTGCACGGGGCTTCGAAGATGCACAAGAGGCACTGCCGGAAATTGAGAGGGATCTCGAACGCGCCAAAACAGCCACGCAAGATATAATTATTGCAACGAAGGATTGGACAAATGCCCTAACAGATGCGCGCACAGCGGCCGTTGACGTTGTTGATACGGCTATCCAGATCGGACGACAAACGTTTGCCCGAGCAGATCCAAAAGCAGGATGGTTCTCACCACAATTTTGGACGGCATTAGCCTCTCAAGTAGCCAACACTGGTCGAACACTTGCCTTTAACGCAGGAATCTTCAAAGAAACAGAATTTCAAGCACTTGATCCTGTACTCAAAGGTATTGTCACCCGATTTATTCAGTTTCAACAAGTCGCGGAGAAAGCACTTTCAGCCGAAACTTTTGACGCATCTGCTGCCGCGGAGGCCACGCGATCGTTGCGTGATCTTGCCAATGAAGCAGAAATGCGCGGATTCCCTGATCTTGCAAAACAGATTCGGGAAGCAAGTAGCGCGCTTGGGACCATTGTTACCGAGGCCGAGAAGGCGGCTGGTCTCCAAGTTGTGGCTGAGACACTGACTCCGCTTGAGGATAGAATCAAAGCCGTTGGCGAGGCATTTGGACAGCAGTCTACTAAGGCTCAAGACGCTGGTACTGCTGGTCAGAATGCTGGACGAGTTGCTGCTTCCGGGCAGGCGGCTCTTAAAGGCGCAGTCGAAGACACCAATGCCAGTCTACAACGGCAAATTGACCTTCAAAGTCAGGCTGGAGCCGCACAGAACAGGGCTTTTGGCGGCTTAATGCGTCGCATGGGCGGTCTGGCCTATTTACAGGAAGGCGGAATGCCAGCGGGTACCGATAGACTTCCAGCTATGCTTTCAGCCGGTGAGTCTGTCAATACTGCTGCCGCGACTCGTGATTTCTTCCCTCAGATTCAAGCGATGAACGCTGGCATCAGACCAGTATTCCGCGATCAGGGTGGGGAAGTCACGAACGTTGGACCTATAAGCATTAGTGTCTCGGAAACCACTAATGCTCGCGAAACTGCTCGCGAAATCATGAAGCAGTTCAAACGTGAGACGAGACGCTCAACTTACAACGCAAGGAGAACTGGTCAATGAATCAGCGTCAAATAGAGCGCAGAAAGCGATTCGCTGCAATGCGCAGACGACAATTGGAGCGCGAGGAGCGGCAAGATCCGCAGCAGCGCGCCGAATGTGTTGTCGGTAAGACACCACGTGGGCCGTGGGGCGGAGATCCAAATCGAAACCAGCGTCATCGCTGGGTTGATCAACCCATGTTCCAGGGTGGTTCATTTGCTGTCGAGCACATTCGTGATGGCGAAGTGATTGGACGACATGAGTTCCCCAATGGCATCGTCAATGAGGGACTCAACAACAACCTGAACGTGTACTTTGACAGTGGTACGCAGCGTACCGCTTGGTACATGGGTTTGATCGATAATTCCGGTTATTCGGCTCTCGATGCGACGGACATTTACGACGACATCAATCAAGTCGGTAACGGTTGGGATGAGTTCGACGACTACACCGATGCTAACAACGGTGACAGTGCGACAACTCGTCCCGAGTGGCCACCGGATGCGGCCTCCGGCCAGTCAATTACCAACACCACGACCAAGGCCATTTTCGACATTACGGCCTCGGGTACGGTGAAGGGTATCTTCATTGCCGGTGGTACGAATGCGCAGACGAAAAATGACCATACAGCCGGAACGGCCAATACGTTGTGGTCAACGGCTTTGTTCAGTGGTGGCGATGTGACGGTTCAGAACGGTGACCAGTTGAAGGTGACCTACACGGTCAACGCTTCGACTACGTAATCACTGAGCCTAAAATCAAGCCGGGGTAGGCTCACCACCTACCCTGGTTTCTTTCCAAAATGGAGAGTGATCATGACCCTGCTTTGGATCGAAGGTTTCGAAACATATGGCGATACCGATGGTGTTGCGCCTGATGGTATGGAAGAACGTTACTCTTCCACTTATCGTATTGATTTTACGGACATTGAAGCAGGGCGCATCTCTGGCCATCGTTGGTACACGAACACGAGTTCCGTTCCGTATATTCGGACCAAGAGTTTTGGGTCCATTACGGAATGGATTGTTGGGTTTGCTTTCAAAGCAGAGCAACTCAGCAACATGAAGATCATGACCACGTTCGAACCTGGTGCTCTTGAAGGCGTCAATTTGAGATTAACCGCAGCCGGGGAATTTGCGGTCTATCGTCTCAATAGCTTGTTGGGAACGACCAGTGGTATTAGTCTTTCGGCTGATACGTGGTGTTATCTCGAATTACGTTGCTTGATCCATAACACTGCCGGTGAGGTTGAACTCAAAGTCAATGAGACACAGGAGCTTAACCTCACTGGTCAGGATACTCGTCGAGGCGGTATTGCCGAGACGAACCAATTCCAATTCCAAGGAAGCTCGACGTATCCCAACAATTTCAGTTTCGATGACATTTATATCCTGACTACGACAGGAAGCAATAACAACGACTTTCTTGGAAACTCGCGTGTTGACGCGATATTCCCGAATGCCGCTGGTGATGCATCTGACTTTACACCCGATTCCGGTTCAAACTATGATCGAGTGGACGAGAATCCGCCTGACGGTGACACCAGTTACGTTGAATCTAGTACGGCCGGACACCAAGACCTTTACAACTATGAGTCTGTGTTGGCCGGAACGGTCGGCATCAAGGGTATTCAAATCAATACTGAATGTCGAGAGACGGATGCTCAGAACTACGATTTGAAAACGCTCGTCAAATCTGGTGCAACGACGGATGCGGACGCCGGTCAGTCGATTGGTACAACGAGCTACAAATCGTTGCATCGAATTGTGGAAGAAGATCCAAATACGTCCGCTGCCTGGACCGCGGGCGGAGTCAATAACGCACAATTCGGTGCGGAGGTCGCTTAATCATGGCTCTTCTCTGGATTGAAGGCTTTGAGGCTTTTAACACTGCCGGTAACATTCCTAGCACAATGACTAGGAAATACGCGGCCACCAACCGTGTGAGTAATACACACATTGGTGCTGGTCGTGTAGCTGGCTTGGCGTGGAAAGCTGATACTAGCGCAGTTCCGTATATCACGACCAAGGATCTTGGTGGTACTATCACTACGATTATCGTAGGATTTGCTTTTAAAGCTGAGAGACTATCTTCGCAGACGTTTCTGAAATTCTTCGAGACTGGTTCCGTAGCCGGTATGGAATTGCGTCTTAATTCTTCCGGTGCGCTTTCTGTATATCGGACGTCAACGCATCTTTCGTCAACGGCCAGTGGTATAATCTCTGCGAATACTTGGTACTATATCGAGTTTAAGTACACTATCAATAACACGACCGGCAGCTATACACTCAAAGTCAACGAAGAACAACTCATCAATGAGACAAGTAAGGATACGCAGCAAGGTGGCACCGCGGATATTGACGCCGTAAGGTTCCAAGGAAGTGCTCTTTACCCAGATAACTTTTGGTTCGATGACGTCTACATCTGCGATGACAGCGGCTCCGTCAACAATGATTTTCTT